CATATTTATTGATATTATTATCTTCAATTATATATGGTTCTTCGTTAATATCTTCTTCAATTATATATGGTTCTTCATTAATACTTACCGTTTTCTTTTCTTTTTTAAACCAGTTAAATACTGAGTTACATTTATTAGGTTTATTAGGTTTATCTTTCTTTTTATTTAATAATGGTTTTCTACTTTTATTATAATACAAAATGTAAGCTCCGTCAACCATATGATTTTATATATTAATATATTTTTATATTAAAAAAATATATCAATTATTATAATTCCATATATAACCAGTTGAATATTTAAAGTTGGTTAAACCTTTATATTTGTATTGATTTTTATTTCAGGATTTATTTTGTATTTATCATATATCATCATATAAATTGTAAGAAATAATATAATTATAATTAAACCCATAGAACCAAATACCTCTGTTGTTCTAAAAATACAACAATCAGTTCGTTTATCTGAACAACATTGTATATTGTCACCCAATTCACATGTAATTTTTGTATTAATCTTTTCAAAAGTATTACATTTTTCAAAATAATACTGTTTATCACATCCAGTTGAACAAGGGTGTAATGTAGGACTATTAGTGGGTTGATAAGTATAGAATTCTTTAATACAACAATCTTGTGGTGAATCAGCACAACAATCCGTCCATTTCCAACAATTAGAACAAGAAGGATATGTTATATTTATTCTTTCTGGGTGACAACTTATAGTATAATTTGGTGAATAATTATAATTATCCATATGATATATACACCATTGTTGGTAATATTTATATTTTTTTCCAACACACATTTCATCAGTTAAACAAGTGTCCATTTTTCATTTGATATATAAAGTTGAAGTAATATATTAATTCAATTTTATATATAGAGAGGGAGCGAATTTATTCGTATTCCCTCTAATTCCTAAATTTTAATTATATTAACTATTCATGAACGTTTTCCATAGCGCATAGTTAGAGTGAAAAGGATTAATATATCGTGTTAAGTAGAGTAAAATAAATACAGAAAGTAAAATTATAAAATAATTCTTTTTATAATAAAGTGAAAATATCAAGAAAAATATCAAGAAATACATTATTAATTGACACAAATTAAATATAGATTCTATTGTGTTTTTACATTTTAAACCTTTATCGTAGTCATCGTGGTAAAATTGATAAAATACGCATCCTTTTTTTCCAGCTTTTTCAAAATAATACTCATTAAAGTCATATGTATTATAACTATCACATAGAGTATTAAATACAAAAAATGGCGGAATGTATAATATAGGTAAATAAGTATGACATTTTAAAGAATAAAACGGTTTAAAGTTCATGTCATCTTTTGGTATCATTAACCACTCATTTTTTTCATATAAATGATTAATAGAATTAATAATATTTTCATTTTTAGTGCATTTTAAATATGAACCGCCTCGTGCAGGACGAAGACTTACTTCAATAATAATATTGTTTCTATATTGGATATTTACAATACCTGAATAATTTTTCATATATGTTAATACCCATTTTTCTACAGTTTGAGGAGGTTTTGTTTTATTATCAATATATTTCCAAATTTCTACAAATTCTATTTGTGTTTTGGAATATACATAGGTAATTTGGTACATAATTTTACCATTCCATAAAATAAAATCAGTCATTTGTTCTACCCCGTCAATAAATTCAGACCACATAATTTCCTTTTTTCCTTTATGAATATTTAATTCATCATAAGAGTTAATTTTGTAGCATCCAACACTTCTTGCTGTTTTTGTACCCCACCTTGGTTTAATAAAAATAGGAAATTCAGAAGCATTTTTTTTCTTTAATAACTCTTCCAATGTTCCTGATTTTAATCCTTGATTATTCGCTATCCATAATTTATCATAAACATATTCATATTCAGGATTGCGTTTTGCGGCAACACTATCATAAATAGGAACATGTTTATTAAATAATACATTATTTGGATTATCGTATGGATTTCTAATATTTAAAAATGTACACCATGTCATATCGTATTTTGACAAATTCCTATATATTCTAGAAATTATGTCTGTATTTTTATTAATAGTAGAATCTTCTTCTTCATCATTTAAATCCATAATACTATATAATTAGAAAATAATACATAATAAATGGTGTTATTATTATGTATTAAAACAATAATTTTACATTAAAAATAAAATATATATAAATAATTTGCTTAATTGGAGTAAGCTAAACCACCCATACCACTCATGACACGAAGGACATTGTAATTTGTGGCGTATACGCGTACTTTGGCTGTTGCTGTACCTGCGACAGTTGCGTTAGAAAGAACCAATTGTAAAGTTGCGTTATCAATACGTGAGAAATTGCAACTTCCAGATGGTTGATGTTCTTCGGGGCGCATAGCGAAAGAGTAAACGTTAATACCTGTGTCGGGAGCACGGGTATGATGTTGCCATGGTTGTACTTGGTCAAAGTATGTACCTTCACGTTCAGAAAAACGATCTTGGCCATTAAGTTGTAATTTAGCAACAACGACAGGGTTAAGTCCCCAACAATGCATATTAAGAGCAGTTTCAGCAAGGACGAAAGTACCAGCATCAGATACACCAGAGTCTTCTACAACATCATCAGCACCTAAGATATCATCGGCTTTTGCGTCTTGGAATACACCAGATGCATTGTTAACGAACTCAATAACACCGTTTTGTCCTGCTGTTGCTTTTTCACCACCGAATGCATGGACTGCGTTAGGAAGAGCATCAACTGCGTCAGTGTAGTTGAAAGGTTGAGCACCGAGGACTTTGTATAGAAGTTCACCACCTGTGTATGATGCACAGTAATCTACATTAGAATCAGGTTGTACAACCCAGATAAGTTCTTTACAAGGGTGATTGAAATTAAGTTTAATTTTGTTGGAGGATGAACCAACAGATTCATCACCAGTGAATTGAAGTTGTTCAATTAGGTATTCATGAGGATTTTGTGCCATTCTACGACGTTCATCAGTATCTAAAAAGATATAATCAACGTATAAAGATGCGGCGACCAATGATTGATGGTATGCGGTGGCGGATTGTTGATTTCCTGCAGTACCAACGAGGTCATTCATTGCCCATAAGCATTCATCAATAGGACGAAGATCAAGGTTGATTTTTACTTCGTGATATTGAAGAGCAATAAGAGGAAGGGCAAGTCCGGGGTTACGGCAATACCAGAATTGAAGAGGAATGTAAAGAGTTGTTTCAGGAAGTGCGTTACGAGGGGCACATACATTAACAGGTGCATCGCCACCACAGGGTCCGTTAACATCGGCGAATGTAGGATCAGTAATGTATGTAAGTTCGGTGGTGTTACCAACCATTTTTGCGTATCCACGGTCTTGGTTGCCTTCGGCAGTAAGTTGGTTCCAGATTTGCATCCAGTCACCGTATTGACGGTCAATGCGTTGGCCACCAATTTCTACTTCAACTTGTGAGATAAGTTGATGTCCGGGGAAATCTAACCAACGGGCGTAACATTTATCGTCTTTACCCATAGATTGGTTAATTTCGGGGAGTGTTACTTGTAAGTATGTTCTGTATGCAAGATCACCATTACGGCTGATTGTGCATGTTACACGTCGGCCAAAATCGGCTTGACCGTTGAATGTTTGTTCAATAGATTCCATTGCAAAATTTGTGTATCTTCTATATGTTACTTTCCAGAAGGTAATTTGAGGATTACCAGTTAAATAAACGTCTTGAGCTCCATAAGCTACGAGTTGCATAAGTCCGCCTCCCATTTATAATATTGCTAAAGATAAAAATTTTTTGATTTTTATTTTAATTCATTTAAATAGTTTAACAGCATAATTATTTATTTTGTATTTTAATATACATCATATACAATCTTAAAAATAAATAAACAATTAATTATTTATTTTTAATTATTTATTATATTTTAATATAAATTTCTTTAAAAAATCTTCAGATATGTATTTTTTTTTATTTTGATGTTTTTTTTTAAAAATATAAAATTTATCCTTTTTATTTACACACCATCCATCCTCTATAGCGCTATAAATGAATTTTATTTTAGAAATTTCTTTATTATTTAATTCGTCCATTATATTAGTTATATAAAAATAATAATTTTTTTAAACTATTAATGTTGTAATGATATAAAAATACATTTTAAAAAATATTAAATATGCCAAGCTTTAAACCAAAAGTTACCAAAAAAATAACAGTAAATTCAAAATCAATTATAACTCTTGATAAAAAACATAAAGAATATTGTGATAGTTTTTACAACAATGAAGTAAGTGAAATTCCTAAATTAGAAGAAAAAAAGAAAGAATTAATAGTTAATTTAAATAAAAAGAAAACTTCAATTGAGGAAAAAATGGAATTAAAAGATGAAATATTGAAAATAAAAAATCAAATAAAAACACTAAAATATGATAAAAAACAATATTATTTAGACAATTCAAAATATATATTTGATTATTTTGAAGATAAGAAAGACATAAATAAAGGAACTACCAAAACGAAAAATCTTGATTCATTCTTCAATATAAATAAAAATAAAGATGAAGATGAAAAACAGGTTAATATAGTTAATTCATATTTATCTAATATTGATGATAGTTTTATAGATTTAGGGAATTATACAACGAATGATGAATTATGTAAATTTTGTAGTGTTGGTGAATTAATACCAATAGACGATGAAGGCTTATTAGTATGTAATAAGTGTTATAGACAAATACCTTATCTAATTGAAAATGAAAAACCATCCTATAAAGAACCTCCAAAGGAAGTATGTTTCTATGCATATAAACGTATTAATCATTTTAGAGAAATATTAGCACAATTTCAAGCCAAAGAAAGTACACAAATACCAGATAAAGTAATTGAGGATATAAAACTTCAAATAAAAAAAGAACGCATTGAATTAAATCAAATCACAAATAATAAAGCCAAAGAAATATTAAAAAAATTAGGATATAATAAATATTATGAGCATATACCGTTTATTAAAGATATGATTGGTATTAAACCTCCTGTTATGACACCAGAATTAGAAGATACATTATGTAATCTTTTTATAGAAATACAAGCACCGTATGCCAAGTTTTGTCCCGATGATCGTGTTAATTTTTTAAATTATTATTATACTGTTTATAAATTATGCGAGTTGCTAGATCAAGGGCAATTTTTACCATATTTTCCGATGTTAAAAGATCGTGAAAAAAGAATAGAGCAAGATGTAATATGGAAGAAAATATGTGACGAATTAGATTGGGAATTTATATCTACTATTTAAATTTCTGGATATGGATATGGATGGTCTTCTTCCTTGGTTTCTTCTTTAAAATCTCCTATTTTTATTATTTCTTGTGAACTACCAGTTATGCAACATAGACACAAACAACATGCATATAAACTTTGTTTACATATTCTAATAGAATATATACATGGAACACAATACCATGTATATAGATTTCCAGAGTAGTTGGTTTCGTCTTGGTTATTCATTTTATTTAATTGAAAAATAACAATAAAATAAAATCAATTTTATATTTAATACACACCTTCAAACTTTTGACTCTGTTGGTGCTGTAACCATGAATTAGGTCGGGAATGTTTTATTTTTGATTTAGATATTCCAATATTTTCTTGAATTGTCCAGATATTTATATTTTCACCATCCAAATAAATCATAGCATTAATTGTATTTGTTTCTTTACAATATGACATTATATCAAAATTAATATATCTTTCAAATAATATTTGATCAATTAAATCTTGCGATTTTAAACATGCCTGTATTTCATCTTCATCAGATACAGTATTTAAAGGAAAAACAATACCATGAAATGATAAATTTATAAGATGATATTGATTGTTTAAATAAACCACCACTTTTACTATTAGATCGTCAGTAATTTCCAATACTTTATATTTTTTTTTATTTGTATGATTTGATTTAATAGCCGAAAATTGTATAAAATCAAATTTAATACATTCATCTATATCAATATCGGTATCATTATTTATTTTATTTTGTATGGTTTTACATATTTGCCCCATATATATATATACCATTAGTTATAATTTTAAATCATTTTTATTTTTTATTTATGCGACCCGTATAATATAAGAAATCATTTTTAATATATCCACTATCTCCTGTTTTATACCATAATTTATTATTTCTATTAATTAATACTTCTGATAGTTGGATGGGTTCATTCCAATATCCTTCCATTATATTTGGACCACTTACTTGTATCTCATTATCTACTATATCAACTAATATATCATCTAATATTTTACCCATGCTATGATTTATTCTTGGATAGATATGATGATTTATAGATATAATTGATGATATTTCGGCTATACCATACCCTTCACATATTTTAATTCCATTATTTATAAAAAAAAATTTAGTAGAATCAGTTAATGTGGTATCAATAATAAATATATGTATTATATTATTACCTAATATATTTCGTAATAATTGAGGAATGACGTGTTTAAATAGTGGAACATTGTATTTATCAAACTTAGATTTTATTAAATCTAATATTTGGGATGAAGCATATAAAATATTTGGTGAAATTTCACCACATTCCTGTATAAATGCTGTTTTATCACTAGATAAAACTATTGAATTATTTTTATATAAATTATAATATAGGTCTGTGGTTAAGCTATAATTATGTGTCCATGGTAAAATACTTAGACTAGTAGTTTTATGCGTAATATCTGAAAATCGTGATTCAAATGATTTAATATTTGAAATTAAATTATTATGTGTAAGCATTACTCCTTTTGGATTACATGTAGTACCCGATGTATAAATAAGTGTTGATATATCATCTTTATCTGTATTTTCAATATTAATTGTTTTACCATTTACACTGTTATCAGAATTGATATAATTTCTAATATTTATCGTATTTATATAATCTATGTCATTTGTAATAGTTATTTTAGGATTACAATTATTAACTATATATTGACCGTATTCGCGCGATTGATTGTCAAGCATAGGCGTCCAAATAGCACCTTTTGATTGAACTGCCATGTTCCAATATAACCATTCGGGTGAATTTTTTCCTTGATATGCAACTCTATCGCCCTTAGTTATTGATAAATTACTTAATACATTTTTAGCTGCATTTACATTTTTAATAATATGTTCATTTGATAACCAATACCATTTGTTATCTTTTTTAAATCCCAGTGCCTTTTTATTTATTTTCTTAAAAAAATAAGTTAATATATTATGATTATTCATAATATATTAAATAGGAGATTTTTATTTATATATTTATTTGTAAATTATCATTAATTATAGTTACGCTACCATCTATTTTCCAATTCACTTGTATAGCTTTTATTTCTACACCATCGTGATATGCTTCAGTTACTGCGGTTTTATATATTGGGTCAATATTGGAGGGTTGGAATGAAGTAACATCTTCTCGTTGAATAACAAAGCATAAAATAGTGCGAATATTTCTTTCTTTTTTAATTATTTGTAATTCCTGAATATGTTTTAATGCTCTTGGACTAATAGTGTCTTTTACCTTTTTACGGTAACCATCTGGAAAATATGCTATTTTATTATTGAATTCATAGTCAGATAAATCTAACTTCTTTTTATCTTTATCTAACATATCTACATAATCTGCAAGTGGAACATTTTTAACTTCTAAAATAAATTCTTGTCCATTTTTATCAATTCCACAAAAATCAAATCTTGAATTTAAATATGTCTTTTCTCTCTGGAACTCTTTTACATTATTTAACCAAGATAACGTATGTTGTTGTAAAGAACTGTTTACTACGTTCTCTGCAAACTTAGGATCCACTCCAATTAATTGAGAGATATTACGTTCAATATTATTTGCAATAATTATTTTATATTTGCAAATATTTTTAGGATTATCTACTTTAATCATATATACATATGCATCTTTATCGCATAATCCACAACACCCCAACGAAGCACTATGTGCCAAAGTTAAACTTCCATCATCCAATAATACATCTGCTACGTAAGGTGTCTTACATCTTATAGATGGGCGTTTTAATATACGTCCTCTAAAAAGCTGTCCTGCATTTAACAACATATTTCATTAATACATATTAATGTAAATATTGTTATTTTCAATTTTAAATTAATTTGTAATATATAAAAAATTATTTTTTACACATTTGAACATTTAAACCACCGACTTTGGCGCTAAAAAAATGTAAAGAAATGTAAACATAAGATTCTATATTAATCTTTTTGATAATACAAAAACACTAAATACGCCTATTATTAAATTATGATAGTGATAATCGTATATTGGTTCTTCTTTTTTTTCATGTAATTGATGAATAAATCCTAAAATTAATCCACTAAATGCAAAAGCCAAAATAACAAACACTGGTAAGTGTATTTTTTTTGTTAAATCTAAAAATAAAATTACTAAAATAGCAATTGTTTTTGATAATAAACCCAATTGTCCTAAAAATTCGGAATTCATTGTTATATAATAATAATATAAAAAATATTGTTGTGCCGTGTTGGGTTTTATCTAATTTAATCATATAAATTGTTTACATTCATTTGTATATATATAATTTTTAAATGTCCAAAGGTGAAGTAGATATTAAATCCATTAATTCTTTTTCTGTAATATGTTTTTGAAATGATAAAATATAGCATATATCAAAAATATAAGACTCTTCTCCGCCTCCTTCAATATCTAAATCTAATATGTATTTGACACAAAACTCGGGTGTAAGTGTTTGTGTTGCTAATAGTATTTTTTCATCAAGATGATTTTTCACAATATTCTCCTCCAGAACATCAATAGAATATTTATATCTATTATTGAGTAAATCGGTATTTGTTACTTTCATTGTTATTATTTGTATTCATTTAATAAATAAGTATTAAATAAATTCAATTTTTTAAATATATATATATTAACGAAACTATGAGTATGACTAATTTTATACATTTTGGATGTTGGAATAATCTAAATAAAGGTTGTCTGAAAAATGTAATGGATTTATTAGAAAAGAGATTACAAAACGCTGCTAAACCGAAAATAGATTTTTTAACAATCGCAGGAGATAATTATTATCCAAAAAAAAAAGAGGTTGACGGCAAAAAGAAAAAAATAATAATTCCAAGTTTATTAGAAAAAGGTTTCAAATCTTTACCGCCAGAAATACCTATATATATGATATTAGGTAACCATGATTTAGAAACAAAAGGTATTGAACCCCCTGTAGAAGAAAAAGATGATTGTTCTATAATAAAATATGAAAAAATATCAAAAAATAAGAATGGAAATATTGAATATAATTTATTTAAGGAATTTATGTTAGAAAATGGAACACTCATACTAATGATAGACACAAGTATGTATTCAGTAGACGTAGGGGAGTATTTACCTTGTTATAATTATTTTTTGGAGAGAACATTTACTACAACAGAAGAACTAAGAGCATATCAATTTGATTTGATTATGAAAACATTAACAAAATATAATGATGGAGAGATTAAAAATTTAATAATCATTGGACATCATCCAATTATAGGATTAAAACAAAAAAATGGAAATGATGCCCGTATCAACGATATAATACCGTTTGATATTGTATTGAAAGAAATTTATTCTAGATTAGAGAATAGAGTAAATTATTTTTACTTATGTGCCGATGTACATCTATATCAAGAAGGTAATATCGTTATAAAAATAGATAAAATACCAAAAATGGAGATACAACAGTATATAGTTGGAACAGGAGGAACAGACTTGGACAAATGTGCTGGCGAAAGTAATATAAGAGTTACAATAGATAATGAAAGATTAACTTATACAATGAATCAATGTCAAGAAAAATGTGGTTTTTTAGAATGTATAAACACCTCGCCTATTCCTAGTTTTTTGTTTAATGCAGTTCCAGCAGGAGCAGGAGGAGGAAGAAATAAATCAAGAAAATCCAAAAGAAAATCCAAAAGAAAATCCAAAAGAAAATCCAAAAGAAAATCCAAAAGAAAATCCAAAAGAAAATCCAAAAATAAAACATTTATGTAGAAAATATTTTTGAAATATTAATATTTTTTTTAACTTCAAATGGGAATAGTGCGAACCAACGGTTTAGTAACAATAAACCCCAGTTTTATCTTACTAACGCGATCTTCATCACAGTGTTCACCAAATTCATATTCACTAAATTCATTAAATTGTTTCAATAACATTTGAGTATGTAATTTAACCGCAACGTCTCCATAGATTCCCATAACATCTGCATGATAATAATCTAAATTATCATTACTCCTCCAAGTGATAACAACATCTAATTTATTAACGTTAAATGTAATGGGAACGTTATTAATTTTAGTAAACACATGTTGTCGAATTTCATTCGCATTCGTAGTCGGTTCAATAATCTTAACATTCAATATGTGACTAACATTTCCCCCCCCCCTCATAAATATGGGTATTGATGTCATTGTGAGAGCTGATCATTGATGTATCGTCGGAATTATTTGATTTAGATATGGATGTCATTTTTTATTGATATTATCCAAAAATTACTTTAATTCAATTTTTTTGGTTAATTTATATAAATCATATATGATAATAGAATCGTCATATATTTCTGGATTTTCGTTGGGATTTAAATGATAATATCCGTGCATTTCAAAGAAGTTTAAAACGTTATTATCATTGCTTGGTTGCCAAGCTAATAAATCTATTTTATTTATATTATAATTATATTTAACATAATTTTCAAAATTAGTTAAAATATAACTACCGTAACCTCGTTTCTTTTCTTTCACTTCTATATTATTTAAATACGCAGTAGTATTGTATATTTGAAAATTTACATTACCAAATAATAAATTATTTTTAAATATATTGACATTATATAAACATCTAGTTGTAGACTTATTAATAATATATTTTAATGTCATGTATTAATATAACATTAATATATAAATAAAGTAATTATTTTATTACATTCCTATTCTAGGAAATCCTACTAGATTTGCACCGATACCAAATCCAGCACCTGATCTGGCAGATACAGCCATACTAGGAATATATGTATCTAATATACTAAATGTTGCAGCGGCAGTTAATGCGATTAGTGCAACTTCGTCAATGCTCATTTTTTGTTTTGGAATAGCAAAAGCTGCAATAGCAACCATTAAACCTTCAACTAAGTATTTGATAGCACGTTTCAATAATTCTCCTAAATCGATTGAGTTTAACATATATATTAATAATATAGAAAAAAATATTGTAAGATATAAAATCACTTAAATAAATTAATATATTATTGTTATAATGAGTTTATCTAAAGAAACAAAATCACCCACATATGTAGATGTATTAGATGAAGATAAGCCTATATCTGGTCAAAAATTCGGATGTGTATCGTTTCTTTCTCCTGAAAAAATTTTAAAAGGTAAAGATTTATTTTTGTTTAACGAATTTATAAAAACTTGGGATTTTTCTAAATCGCTTGAAAAATACCAACATTTTTTTAGTTTTTTGTCTATTAAATATAATTTAGAGTTGGGAACACTAAACGAAGAATTTCAAGAATTTATAAAGGACCAAAAAGAGAATTTATTAAATACAACAATTGAAGATGATTATAAAAATTTCTTAGATCAAAATGAAGAAACCCTTGTTAATAAATTTAATATTAATAATAAATTTCAAACAAGTACACGTGGGTTAAAAATACGAGGAGTGTATAGTACACAGGAAGAAGCCGAAGCTAGATGTAAAATGTTACGTGAAGTGGATCCTAATCATGATGTATTTGTTGGACCGGTTGGGTTATGGATGCCATGGGATCCTGATGCATATAAAACAGGACGTGTTGAATATTTAGAAGAAGAATTAAATAATTTAATGCATAATAAGATTGATAATGAAACGAATGCAAAACAACAATTTGAAAAAAGAATACAAGAAACAAAAGAGAAAGCGATGGAAGAAAATAAAAAGTTGGCAGAAGAAAATAACAATGTTTTAACCCAGGTTTTAAATGAAAATAACGAACTTGTCAATGTGCGCGAAGTAGATTATGACGCCATGCCTGATGAGATTGCTATTACAAGCTCAAATAAGGAAGAAACTCAAAAAAGAGTAGAATCATTAAATTTAAAACAAGAATTATTTGAAAAGGCTAATTTAGAATTAAATTCAAAAAATGATTAATATTTATTATATTAATATATTAATAAATATTATGGATAAACATAGTCAAATTTATAATACAGTTGATGTATTATATTTTGATTTTATTAAAATATATTGGAAAATAATAGTAGCATTAATACTTGTAAATATAATTTTATTTCCAGCTATACAGTTAATTCAGCCCATAATATTAACAGCAATATTTGACAATTTATCAAAAATAACAAATAAAACGGATTTATTTGATTTTACATCCATATTTAAAGATAAAACATCTGTATATTTTTTATATGTATATGTAATAATATGGATAGTTATCATAGGTGCCCATACTTTAAAAAATGCAATTGATTTATATCTTAGTCCAAAAATACACGGGTTTACACGAACTGTAATTCATAATAAAATAATTGATAGATATAAAAATGACTATAAAGATATAAAAATAGGTAATATTACTACATTACTTCATAGTATAAATAGATTAACTATATATGCATGGACATTTTTTACCCAAGAATATTTACCCCAAATGTTAAGTATGTTGGTAGTTTGTTTTTACTTTTTATTTTATGATGTACAAATATTTGTATATTTATTTGTTTCATTAATATTATCATTTATAGGGTATGTATTAGCGTATGATATATATAATATCAAAAACTCAAATAGAGAACGAGAAGTCAAAAAAATATGGAATAAACTAGGCGATGATATTAATAATTTGATGAATATTTATATAAATAATACAGTGGATGAAGAAAAAAATAAATTTATAGAATTAAACGAAACTGAAATTAATATAAACACTGATTTAAAAAATTATGAAAATTTAACATCTCATTTAATTCAGTTAGTTGTATTAATAATGTATATAGCGGTATATTTAAGATTATTTCATTTATTAAAGATAAAAAAACAAAGTGTATCATTTGTAATATCCTCTTTTATTATTTTACAGGGGGTTTTATATAATCAATTAGATATTATATGGAAGGTTGAGTCAGTTATTTTTTGGTTTATAAGTACTATAAGTTTTTATAGTGATTCTATAAGTAATATATTATTACATGAAAATAATAATTATGTAAAAAATAATATTAAAAATGGTAAAATTGTATTTGATAATATTTGTTTTAAGTATAATAAAACTGATAGTAATTATTTATTTAAAGATTTTTCATTTACAATTAATTCAAATGATAAAGTAGCAATACTAGGACGCTCTGGATCAGGAAAAACTACATTAATGAAAATGATAGTGGATTTACATAGACCACAAAAGGGAAGTATTTATATAGATAATATAAATGTTAAGAATATAGATAATGAATATTTACGAGGCAAAGTAATGTATGTAAATCAAAGAACATTATTATTTGATAAAAGTGTTATGTATAATATTAAATATGGCAATGAAATAATAAGTGATGACAAAATATTAAAATTAATTCAAAAATATGATCTTCAAACAATCTATAAAGAACTACAAAACGGATTACAATCATCATGTGGTGTAAATGGTAATAATCTTTCTATAGGTATGCAAAAAACTACTATTATATTACGTTCAATAATAAATGATTCCAAAATTATTATTATGGATGAACCTCTTTCTGGTTTAGACCAACAAACCAGACAAAAAATTATAAAATTAATAGTAACAGAGTGTAAAAATAAAACGTTGATTGTAATTACACATGATAAGGAAATTTTACCTTATATGAATAAACAAATTAATCTACAAAGTTTAAAAAAAAATTAAAGTTGATCTAATACGTTTTCTAATGGGACACGTATTCTTTGCCAAACATTTTCAAATTCGTTATCATCTTTATTTACTGACCAAACTAAATGTTGTTTTCTATTAAGATATGTAGCATATATTATTTTATCAGGTCTTTTGTGTGTTTTTTTTGGCGTAAAATCAACTCTTAATTGATCATTGCTAATTTGTTCAAAATAGGCTATCCATTTTTTTTCATTAGGATCGCTTCCATATATTATTTTATTTTTGTGATCAATAATTCTTAAAGCACCTGTATGATTTGGATCATACCAATATTCATATTTATTTGACATATATATTGAATAAATATAATTAATATATATATATATATATATGTGGTATGGATTTAAAAAATAATATAAAACTATAAATTTATATTATTTTAAATATATATGACATATGACATTATAATTATTGGTGGAGGAATATCTGGATTATATAATTATTTACAATTACTAAAAAAGAATAAAAAAGTAATATTATTAGAAAAAAATGATTATTATGGTGGGCGTATTTTTCAAGTAAATGATAAAATAGATTCGCAACATTTTTCGTTTCCAGCAGGTGCTGCACGATTTAATGTAAATCATAAACACGTAATTGAATTGTTAAACAGTTTTGAATTGTTAGATTTTAGAAAAGATAAACCAATAGGTGCAAATATTAAATTTATAGACACAAAACATAAATTTTCCGAATCTCTCCAGAGGTATAATGGATTTCATTTTATAGACAAAGTAATTAGTAAATCTAAAGAATATAGTGAATCAGAACTTCGTTCTATTACATTTAAACAATTGGCATCCTTTTTTTTAACGAACGAAGAATTAGAATATATGTTAGTAGCGTGTGGATATAGTGGTCAATTAAAAAAAATGAACGCATATGATGCTATACATTTGTTTTCATATGATATAAGACCTGATTTAACTTATTATAATGGTAAATTTAATATATTAATAGAAAAAATGGTAAAAGAACTAAAAAATAACAATGCAAATATGTATTTGAATACAGAAGTGAAAACCATTGTATTTGATAAAAATACAAGTTTGTATAAACTTCAATATAATAATAAAACAATACGTGGAGAGAAAATTATATTTTGTATTCCAAAACCAGCATTATTAAAAATAAATATATTAAAACCAATTCATTGTCTACTAGAAAAATCGGTATCATGTAAATCACTATGTAGAACTTATGCAATTTTCAAAAAAGAAGATATTTGGTATCAAGATATAAAAAATAAAATAGTAACCAATAATCCATTAAGATATATAATACCAATGGGTGGAGAGAATCAATTAATAATGATTTCATATACCGATGATATTTATACGAATTATTGGAAAAAAATACAAAATAATCAAACAAAATTAAAGAAATCAATTGTATCGCTTGTTAAAAATACATACGACATTAACATAAATGAACCTATTAAAGTCTATGTATGTTATTGGGATTGTGGTGTATCTTATTGGAATAAAAATATAGACAGTACTAAAGTATCCGATTTCTTATTAAATCCTATACCTAATATTTATATTTGTGGAGAGAATTATAGTTTAAATCAAAGTTGGGTAAATGGCGCATTAGATAGCTGTAAAAAATGTATGAATTTTATTGATTAATATTTGCATGATTTATAGGATACAGGGAAAGGTATAACGTCTTTAATATTAGAAATACCAGTAATTAACATTAATAATCTATCAAATCCTAGACCAAAACCACCGTGTGGACATGATCCATATTTTCGTAAATCTAAATAAAATTCCATATTTTTATCATCTACGTTTTTGTGTTTCATCATATATTTTAATTTATCATAGTTATCTTCTCTTTGTGAAGCTCCAATTAATTCTCCTATACCATATGGCATTAATAAATCAAAACATTCACATGTACCATCATCGCATTGTTTCATATAAAAACTTTTAATATCCATAGGCCAATGAGTAACAAATACTGGGGCGTTATATTTTTCTGTAATATAATTCTCATGCTTAGAACCTAAATCATCTCCATATTTTATACGATCTAAGTCTAACTTTTTAGTTTGTATATCATCATTAATAATATTAATTACGTCATTATATTTTAATCGTTTATAGTCACATGTTTCAAGATGTATTAATTTTTCAACAATATCTTTACTTATAAATTTATTTAGATTCTCAATATCGTCATTATTTCTTTTAAATATTTCACATATTGAATATTTTATCATTTCTTCGCCTACATTCATTAAATCATCTAATGTATTATTAATTATTTCTATTTCTAAATGAGTAAATTCGGATACATGCTTACTCGTAAGTGAATGTTCGCTTCTAAAACTTTTATTTACAGTATACACATTTCCTAAGGAACAAGCCATCGCTTCTAATTGCAATTGCGAAGATACTGTTAAAAATGTAGGACAATTAAAATGATCACTAGACCACTCATACTTTCCATCTTTTGTTTTTTCTAATTTATCAATATTTGTAATATCTTTTTCAGTAATTTGAAATACGCCAGCACCTCCTTCGCATTCGTTTGTTGTAATAATATTTGGATCTAGATGTAAATATCCCTTTGAATGATAAAAGTCATGAAGTATTTTCATAAGTGATGAACGAATACGAAATACGCTACCAAATACACTAGTTCTAGGTCTTAAATGTATATAATTTCGTAATGTATCTAAATTCATTCTGCCTTTTACTAGCGGATATTGTGTAGGATCAATAGAACCGGTAATTTTATAACTAGAAAGTAATAATTCATATTCTTGGCCTTCTGCTGGAGATTTTACTAATTTTCCAGAACAATTCAAATAGGTTCCTGTATATACATTTTTAAAGAAAGACTCAATCTCAGATATATCAATAAAGTCTTCACTAATAATAATTTGTAAACCATTTACATTTGAACCATCGTTTATATTACAAAATCCTAAAGTTGTTCCTGAACTTCTTACTGTTCGTACCCATCCGTATGCATTAATATTGTCATTTTCATTTTCTTTACACAATATTGATGTAATAGACATTATTATTATATAATCAATAATATTTATATTGATTAAAGAATAATATTTATTTACCATTTAGATTTTTTAACATTTATTAATGGACCGTTACTTTTTTTTCTAGCTGATTTTGGATCATATTGTTCTTCTTCGTCGTCTGATCCAATTCCTTTGGAAATATCCCAATATTCTTTTGAACCTAATCTAAATTCATTATGGGCTTCTGCTTTATACCAAAAAATTTGATCTTGTAATCTATTAGATTTTGCATTATTATTAATTACTAAACATTCAAAATTTTCGGTACATTGGTCCATAACTTGACAAAAAGATTCAAATGTAGGAAACATGCCCGCATAGTTTTCATAAATTCGTCTACGATTTGTAATGTATGGTTCTCTTAATATAAATACATAGTCTATATTTGTTCTTAAGTTAGGCGGTATACCTAACGGATATTGCATTGTAATAATGCACATAATTTTCCAATGTCTTCCATTCATAAATAATAATCGCATCATTTTATCCTTGGCCCAAGAAGCATCGTATAAGCAATCATCTAATATTAAGAAAGTTCTTGGATCAATTGTTGATTTTCTATAGGATTCTATTTCTTTTTTCATTTGTTTTAATACTCCTCTTTGTCGTTTTAATACATTTTCTATGATTGCTGTATTATATTCATCGTGTATAAATAATTTTGGTATCATTGTTCCATAAAACCCATTTCCTTCTTCTGTTCCTGATATAACAGTACCAATTGGAATATCTTGATGATGATATAATAGATCACGTACTAAAAAACTTTTACCGGTGTCACGACGTCCAATTAATACAACCACGGGGCCTTTATTTTCATTCGGTTTAAAACTTACTTGCTTCATATCAAATTTTCCTAATTCTAGATTCATAATATAAAGTATTTGGAAAATTTAAAAAAGTTAAAAACGAATATATTAAGTTAAAAAGCTTAATATATTATTTTTATTTAATTCATAGAACAATGTTAAATATTTCTTATGCAAAAAACAAGAATGTAGATATTCTAACAGAATTAGAATCCCCCGACTTTACCGACATTTTAAATGTTCAACGGTATATACCAATATACAGTCGTTTTTTTGAATTGAATAGTACAAATTATAACAATATAATGTTTGAACAAAATTATTATTTATCAAAATTTATAAAAAAAGAAAATTTAGAAACGAATACTTATTTAGTAAATATTATGGATAAAAATGAAAATAAAGAAAAAGTAAAGATGTTTTGTAAATTTTCACCACTTATAGATCCTGTAAAATATATGATGGGTAAATATGAAAATAATAATATAAATATTATGCCAAGTTATCATTCCAACGATGGTGTACATGAAAAATTACTTAATGAAAATAATTGTGCATATATAGATGGATTATTTACATTTTTTTCAAGTAAATTACTAAATGTAAATTTTAAACACGGAATTGAATATTATGGATCATTTTTAGGAAATAAACAAAATTATTATTATAATGTTAGCGATGATTTAGAATATATATCTAATTCTAGTTATTTTTATAATAATTTAAATAAATTATATAAAATAGAAAATCCAGGATATGAAGATGATGTATTACATCATAGTTGCAAAAATAAAAAATCATTAGAGGTATTGTCTGGTGAAAATATTGTACTATCTGATATAAATGAATTAACTAAAAATGAATTAACTAAAAATGTATTTGAAAATACAATTCAAAAAAATATAAATGAATTAAATGATGAAGAATTAGTAGAATGGAACATAAAAGCAACAGATGAAGACGAAACAATGTCAATTATATCAGAAAATAGTGATTGTTCATCGCGAAGTTCTGATACAGATAACGACGAAGATGATGAAGACGATGACGACGATGACGACGACGAAGACGATGAAGACGACGACGACGATTGTACATCCGAAAATGATTTAATGGCAGTTATATATAATTACCCAGTTCAAGTAATATGTATGGAAAAATGTAAAGATACATTAGATAATTATATGAGTATAAAAGACATAAAATGCGAAGAATGGAGATCTATTATGTTTCAATTAATAATAACGTTATCAACGTATCAAAAAATATTTAATTTTACTCACAATGACTTACATACTAATAATATTATGTATATTGAAACATCTGAAAAATATTTATATTATAAATTTAATAATATTTATTATAAAGTTCCAACCTATGGAAAAATATATAAAATAATTGATTTTGGTCGTTCTATTTATAAATATAAAAATGCTGTATTTTGTAGTGATAGTTTTAATAAAGGCGAAGATGCTGACACACAATATAACACAGAGCCATTTTTTGATGAAAATAAACCAAGATTGGAGCCAAATATGAGTTTTGATTTATGCAGATTGGGATGTAGCTTATTTGATTATTTTATAGAAGAATTGGATGACCAAGAAGATGTGTATTTAAAAAATGAAATGGCAAAAATGATATGCGGATGGTGTATTGACAGTAAAGGACGTAATATATTATATAAAAAAAACGGAGATGAACGCTATCCAGAATTTAAATTATATAAAATGATATCGCGTACAGTATCAAACTATGTACCAAAAGATGTATTAAAAAGTAATGAATTTAAAAAATATGCCGTAAACGAAAATAAAATAAATAAAGATGAATTAATGAATATTGATATATTAAATATTTAAAAACACAGTATATATTATATAATGTCTAATAAAATATTAAATAATGTATTATTGGTATCTACCTATGCAGTAGGAGGTGGTGTAATTAATTATTTTCACAATCACGTTTTTAGAAATAAATACGAGAAATATTATTCAAATGATGATAATAATTTAATTTACAATAATGTTTTTTTTATAGGAGGACTAATTGGGTTAACGTTTAGTTATTTAAAATGTCCTATACCATTAAATCAAATATTGATGCTGCATAATTAAAAAATTGAAATTATAAGTTACATTTATATTATGTAACTTATAATATGAACCGAGAACAGATCGCTAATAAATACAATCTAATGATTGATAATCATAATGATAAAATGGTAATTAATGCAATGGTTGCTATTAAAAAGCATAATATGGAAAAATGGATACGTGAATTTGATGAACCGAATGGATTTATAATGTCAAGTCATAGTAATATATCTATATTACAAACTGAATTAGCGGATGATGGTCATAGTGGGTGTAGCGCTTCATGTACGCTACGAGTATGTCAATCGTTGTTAACTAAAGATTATAATGAATTAATATTAGAAGATATGGAAGATGTAGAAAATATAGAAAATATAGAAAATGGAAAAGATGAAAAACCAATTATATTGTGTGAAAATATGGATTGTGAAAGATATCCACCTGACTGGGATTTTGAAGAAGATACAGAAGAGACTTATCAAGAGGATCAGTGGAAAAAATGTTGCCTATGTGATGGATATTATAATGACGATGGAATGGGGGATATTTTATTCGTACAAGAAGAGCCAAATAATCAAGAAGCTGAGTGTGATTTATGTGGAAAAACTGAAGATATAGTTCAAATGAAAGGTTGTGGACAATATCTTTGCGGAGATGGTTGTGATGAAAGTGGCGATGATGAAAACCCATAAACAATTGTTGAAGTAATACCGATTTCAATGACATAAAATAATAAAGCACCAATTAAAAATCAGGACTATTCGTAAAAACAACAGTAGATGCTTTCGCGTCATTTCCAAATATAGAAATTGGATTTTCACTTATTTGTTGAACCAAAAATATACCAACAACACATGAAAAATATACTAAAAACATATCTTTAATAATTACTTTTAATGGTTTATTTTCTTTTTCAATTATTCTCATTTCACTAAATTTAATAATTAAATAACAGAATGATACTAACGCAGCTAAAATAAATGGATTCTCCATTAATGATTTATTATATTATTAATTTAATATTATAATAACGCACTTATATTAATACTTCAACATCATCTAAAATTGGATCCGATATTTCTAAATTAATTTTCGGTTTAACGGATAAATCATGAATATCTAATTCTGTTAAATTTACAGGGGTATCATTTATTTTTATTTTACTATTAAATATTTCATCATCATCTTCTTCTTCTTCTTCTTCTCTTCGTTGTTTATTTCTTAATTCGCTTATTTCTTCTAAACGCTCTATATTTTTTGGCGCAGATATTTCAACTTCTTCATTGTGTTCATTTAAAGTTTTATCAACATCGTTAAATGTTAATGTATTCTTTTCTGCCAGTTGTTTAATAGTTTGTTCTTGATCTTTAATTTTATCTTCTAAATTATCGGAATTTATAATAGTTTTTTGTGTAGATGCATCTTCTTCCTGATCAGGTTCAGGTTCAATCTCAATTTTTTCTTCAATTACTTCTTTTGATACATCATATTCAACTGTTTCATCCATATATGCTTTTAAAATATTTTCAATTGGCATGCTATCACGAATTGAAAGTAAAACAGCATCTTGAACAATTAATTCTAATTCTCTTAAATTTTTTTGTTTTTGTAAAGGAGGAATAGTAGATTCATACAAATATATATTTGCATATAATTTACGTGCGGTAAATATATATGTTTTATGAATAAATTCATGTAACACGGGTATAGAAATATCTATTTTTTTCTGTGTTTTACCAACTCTAATGCATGTTAATAACTTCAATTGAATAATATGAACACATGATATTAATTCTTCTAAATAATTGCAATTACTTTTATCAATAATTCTTTTACATTCGGTTTGAATAATTTCTTGATTCCATTTTGGAACACGCGCAATTAAGTTTTGAAAAGTCATTAAATATTTTTCTTGTTCATCATTGTCTTTACACATATTCCAGGATTCGTCAAACATTGAATTATAACCTTCAATAATTAACGGTGTTAAAATACTAACTAATCTTGCACACCATTCATTTCTAGATTCATTTAACGTAGATAATGTAAAATCGTCCATTTTGTAAATTTACAATATTTATTTAATAAAGTTACTACGAATAGTATTAATTAACACCAATATAAACATTTTTTCATTATAGTATTCTAATCGTTCTTTATTTAATGATGTTAATAATTCATACTTATTATTTAATTTAAATTTAGTATCACTTATTGCATTTAAAATATCAATACCGTTATATCCCTTTTTATAAATCTTTTCGCAAATTTCTATTATATTATTATTATCAGTATTAATTTTAGTTAATATATCAACTAATGGTTTTATATTTTTTATATATATATTTTCATTGTTATAGTTATAAAAATTCTGTTCATTGTTATTTATATTTGGTAAATATACATAAATTTCACAAAATCTAGATAATATTGGTTTAAGTATTCTTAATTTATCTTCAACTATAATAATAAATCGCGTTGAATGACTAAATTGTTCTATACATCTTCTTAGTGCAGATTGCGCATCAATTGTTAATTTATCTGCATTATTTAAAATAATAGTTTTAAATAAACCATTTTGTAAAGAAATATTTTTTTTTGCGAAAAATTTTATATCGTCGCGTACAAATTTAATACCTTTACTATGAGCACATTCAACATACATAACATACTCTTTATAATTATTAATATTCTCATAATTTTTTTTAATAAAATCATTAACTATATTTTTTTTACCACTACCATTCTCACCGTAAAATAATAAATGAGGTACAATTTTATTATCTATAAAATGATCTAATGTATCATAAATTGAACTATGATATATATTTCGTGACATGTCAATTGATATAAATATATAATATATTTATATCATTTAAACTCATACAGTATTATTTAACGAGTGCGTGTATGGATTTTCTTTAAACGCGTTTAATAAATTTGGATTAATTCTATCATAATTTGTTTTTTCTTCTAATTGAGCATACGGTTGATCTAATTTACCATAAGTTTGTCCAGATGGAGGTATAACATTCGCACTTGTAGGCATCCACATTCTATTATTTTCTCTATCTGATTCTTTTTTGCTAATTAAAACATTTTCAGTTTGATTAAATACTTGAGTACCGCCATGGTTTTGTCTATTTTGTATCAACTCTTGTTTGGATTCATTATTTGTTTGTTTATATGCGCCATCATATGTAGTCATATTATTACTTACGCCGTCTCCGCCAGCGTTACCTACATAATACTTTTGTGTAGTATCCCTTTGATTTCCATTTAATGATTGAGAATTAGTTGTATAATTACCACCACCGTTCGCTTGAACATTCCAATACATATCTTGATTTTTCCCCATTTGTCTATTTGTAGTTTTTAAAGCTTCATTTGGATTATTAACATATGATTGAGGAACTTCGCTCCGTATATCGCCATATAATCTAACATTTCCTACAACGTTTTCTTTTCTTGACGGTCTTAACATATCCATAATAGGCGCAACTGCTGCACCTAGTGCTCCACCTACTCCTCCAAAGACGCCTTTCTGAGAATTAGAAGTTCTATTATTTTCATACGTTTTATATGAATCTACTGAAAAATTATTAGGATTTGCAGGTTGATGACCTCCTGCATTAGCAATCGCAAAATTTTCAGGACCGTTTTCTGTTCGGTGACTTTCTTGATATTTAGATTCTCCTAAATTAGTCATATTTGGTCCACGTGCTATACCTTCATATGAACTAGCTGTATTTTCTCTAATATCGCTATGAACATTTGCAATACTTCTAGCTGTTTGAGCTTTTTCACCACCGACTGTAGTAAACCAATTAGATGTACCACTTGTTTCATGATGTCTATCTGGTCTGTTTTTTTCAACAGCTGCTTGATGTCCTCTATTTTTAATATGAGAACTAGCAGGACCTTGATGTCCGTCCAATGAATATGTAAGTTTAGGATTAGTATCTACTCTCATATCATCTACTGTTTTAGGCATCCATTTATCACGAGAAACCATACCTGAATTAAATCCATTATTACCTTCAGTCCCATAACCTTGATTTAATCCAGGTGCCACCATTTTTTTATCAAATGGTAATACATTTGATATTTTACTTCCAGGTACAACACGCGATTGCATAAAATCATTCATATTAGGCATACCATTTGCATAATGTAAATTTTCGGAAGGTTCAAATAAAGGCCCGCTTGATTGTTTTTGACTTTTTAAATTACCAGTTCCAACTTTATTATCTAATAATGAATCATACTTATCTTCGTCGTGGCTTTGTAACATTTTACTTCTATAAAACGGTTGCATATTGTTATGACTAAAATCATTCAAATCAATTTGATTACCTGTTAAGCTATTATTAGTAACATGATTTGATTTTCTACTATCTATTTGTAATGGCTCTAATAATTTTGTAGAATCAAAAAAATCGTCTGTAGTTTGTATGCCGTTATATTTTTGGTGTAATTTTTCTTTGTATTCACGATTATCTATATTTAAGTAATTATTTTGTTCATCTGTAACCTGTGTATTTACTTGATTATTTTGCAAATTATTAATCACTGAAATATTATTTTTATTATCTATTTGAGATCTATTTTGCATCGCTTCAACTATATTTTCATCATTATTTGGACTTGTATTATTTGATATTACATATAATCCTCCAAGGGCTATTAACGGTATTGCTAATTCCATTATATAATATTATATATAATAATTATAATAATTATAAATAATATTACAAATATATATATGAATAGTGAAATTCAAAAGTATATACTAAATTTTTTAATTAAAATGCCTCTTAATAGAAAAAAAGACAAGGAGAAAATTTATATTTACAATCCAATTAGCGAACCATACCATAATAAATTATTGTGTTGTTTTGAAAATTGCAAATATCATAAAAATAATTTGAAAATATCAAATGATTGTATATTGAATTCATTTGATTATTATGATTTAATTATTATATTTAATATTGATTTTACAATTGAAAATAAAGTACAACAATTTTTAGATATATTATCAGAAAAAGGAGAATTATGGATATTATGTTATCCTGTAGCAGAAATAGAAAAATGTATTAAAAATAATATTTTTGATTTTTCACAAAAAATACCAAAAATTAAAAATAAGAATGATGAATTAATGAAGGAGACATTAGAAGTAGTAGAAATGTTACTTTTTCCTGCAAAAACAGATCCACCTATTAGCCCTAAGTCTAAACAAAAATTAGATATACAAATAGATCAATTAGAATCTATTTTAGATAATAGTAATTACTCTGAAACATATACTAAATCATCATCATTTATAGGGAATAAAATAAAATTTTATATAATTAAAAAGAAAAAGAAATATACCACTACTTCTTAATACTTGTTATTTTTATTATAGTAATCTTTTTCAAGTGTTCTGGTGTTCAAATTATTATGAAACGGAATACAAATATTTTCTTGTGGATCTAAAAATAATATATTTTCTTTATATTGTTGTTTATCTCTCAATTCCCATGCTGGATTTGTTACTCTAGATTGTTGAACTGTTTGTTGATATGTAGGATAGGTTGTCTTTTCTTTAGTATAAATATCCCATTCTTTATTATGTGTAAAACAATCTCTGCTTAATTTATTGGTTAATCCTCTTAAATCATTATCTATTAAAATTCCATGTTGATTCCAATTAGCTCCCCATTTTTGCAATCTAGTATGGGGATCTTCGGCAAAAGCCATATTAGTACCATTACCTGGCACGTTTAACATGTAACGACCAGTATATGTTTGTTCTTGCATCTGTTTTTGAATTCTACATTCATCATCATGAAATCTAGTAAATGACATTATTATTATTAAATGATAAAATAAATTATTGAATATATTTTATGATTTACCAATTAGGTCTTTGATCTTTTTTAACAACTAATGGTTCTGGTATTAGGGTTTGTTTTTTTTCAAAGAATGTAACAGTGTCTAAATGATTTATTTGCGGAGTAACAGGTCCTATAGGTTTCACTAAATTAGTTGAATTAATTCCAAATAAATATGATTCGGTTTCTATAGAATTATTAGACAATTTATCTCTTGGGATTTTAGGAGGATTTAATCCATAGGTAGGTAAATAATTCGTATATGATTCACCCCATTGCGAGTGTGTGAATGTATTATATATCATATTATTTTGAAATTGTCTTTGTTGAATATCGTATTCATTTTTAGTATTTTTATTTCTAGTAGATGCCATTAATCTATCATAATATATTATTATTAAAAAAATAATTATTCTATTAATATATTTTCTTCTAAACGTTTAAAATCATCATCAGTCAGTTCATTTGTATACACTTTTTTAATTACTTCACTAAATAAGTCAAAATTTTCAAAAGAATATAAAATCATGTATGAATGTTCATCTGAAAAATCTGAATATTTAACTTTAACTATATCAAGAATTTCTTTAAATTTAATATTATTTTTTAAAGAATTATATACAAATGTTTGCACATCTTTAATTTTTTCTTCATTGTATTCTTTAATCATAAAAAACTTTAAAAATTGTTCACGATATACATCATCATCATCGCTTTGTTTGTAGTTTAAATTTAATTCAAAACTAATCATAGTATTGACTTAAATATATTTTTAAGTTAGTTTTTAATCTTTTAATCTTTTAAACATTTTTATCTCTTTCAAGTTCTCTAGATGCAACTCCACCTCTTACCCATCCTTGAGATGCAGAATCTTCTACAATATGCGAAGGATCTGTAATACTATTTTGTAATGAAGGTATCATTGGAATATTACTATATTTCATGTATGATTGTTCAGAATGTTGATTAATTGATTTTTTATTTACTTGCTGTTCTCCTTGTAAAATAAACGTTTCTTGATTTATGTCTACGTTACCTTTTCCTAAATAAGGTACTGTTAAATAAGGTCTTTGCAATAAAGATAATTTACAAGGAGTATTAGTTGGAATTTTTCCTATAGTTAAAAATGAATTTTCATCTATATTACATCCACCTATACCTACACTGTGTGAGCCAGAATAATTAACATTTGGTTGTTGTGTTGCAAACATTATAGGGTTTTTCATATTACAATCTTTAACAAAATGATTCGTTAACATATAATTAGTATTTTTAACATTTTGTATATCGCCTTGATTTAAACTACATAAGTCGGTTCCTATTCTAGACATGCGGTCAAATGTAAAATCATGAGTGCTAGACATATATAGTGCGTATATATTTTATTTTTTATTTTATTGTATAAATTGTTCGTTTTTATTTATAAAAATATTATCCTTAACTGTTGCTGAATTTCCTGTTAAATATTGTATAGTTGATTTATCATAATCTGGTACTTTATAAAAATTTCTTAAATTTCTATCCAGCATAAAATTACTGTCTAAATCTTTGTCAGTTTTAATATTATTAATTAAATCAGTATTATGTCTAACATCTTCTGATAATTGTTTATCATTTATATGACTATTATTTTTACTTACTTTTTTTTCAGCACCAGTACTATCTGTAAGTAAATGATTATTTAAAGGATTTTTAATATTTGTTTTATATCTATTTTTTTTAACTTCCCCTTCATTGTTTACATATGGGGCCATATTTTCAAAGTTTTCTTTTTTTGTTTTATCATTCTTATAATTTTCGTTAGTATATATCTTACTTGTAGTATCATTTAATATTTGTTTGTTATAGATATACGTTAAAATACATAATACACTTAATCCGATAATTAAGATACTTAAACTTCTAAATATTATCAATCCAGATATTGTTAGTAATATAATTAATCTACATAACGTATTCATTTTTTCAATGTATGTCATATCAGAGCTGGGCCATAATTCAGTAATATTTTCTTTGTCAAATAAAATTTTTGGATCTTCTAACCAATATACCGATGTCATATATATTTTACTTTATATTTATTTTTTCCTCTTTTTCTCTTATTATTTCTTCCCCTTCTTCTTCTTTTTTTTCTTACTAGTTGTTTTTTCTTTTTCTTTTTTTAATTTATCTTCATCTTCATGTTGTAACAGCTCCATTAAATCTCTATCTCTTTTTTCTTGTTCTTCTGGTGTAATATTTTCAAATTGTTTTTTTAATTCATTTAATTGATCATTCATTGATTTTTTTTCTTCTGCCCGCTTGTTAGCTCGTTCTGTCATCTTTTCTTTATATTCCTGTTGTTTTTGCATTTTTTCAAATGCTGCTGTATTAAATTTTGCTTTTTTTCCCATACCTGGAATATTCATATTTTTTAATATATCTTGAATATTTCCCATACCTGGCATACCTGGCATATCTTTCATTTTTTTCATTAGTTCACTTGCTTCATCCATTAATTCACTTTCCTTTATATCACCTGATTTTATTTTACTATCTAATTTTCCTCCTACCTTTTTTACTAACCCCATTAATTTGGCTGGATTTTTAAATAATTTCTTAAATACATCTTCTTCCGATTCAATATTATTTACATCAATGTCCAGTTCTTTTGCAGTTTCTTCTGCAATTTCACTTGCTAATTTACCTAATTTTCCACCCATCATTGATGAAATATGATTATGAAGTTCTTCAGGATCTGGTAAATTACTTTTATCAAACATATTATTCTTAAAAAAATTATTCCCGTTATTTTTTGATTCATTTGTATCATTACCGTCATCATCCTCGTTTTCATCATCATTTTCGTCTAGGTCTTCTTGATTATCCGTATTTAGTCCCATTGTTTCAAATATTTTTGACATATCACCTATAGTATTTTCTAATTTATCACGAAACTCTTTTTCATCTATTGATTCAAATAATTTTGCTGTATCTCCAAACGATTCATTTGATTTTACATGGGATACCACAGAAAATAATACTAATTGTAAATATTTCCAAATTTTCTCTTTAATTGAATCACTAATACCGTCTAAATTCCATAATTCAACAAAATCTATATTCGGCAATAATTCTTTTTTATTATTTTCTGATTTTTCAAATAATTCATTATTCTGATACAATATATCAAAAAACTTTTTGGGAAATTCTTCCATTACATGATTAAATAGCATATCTATATTTAATTTTGGTTCGGTTTCGTCATATGTATAGTAAGTGGCTATAACATCCTCGTATTCTGTGAATGAAACTTTAATATCATTTACAAAATCTGTTATAATTTTTTCAAATTCTACAGAATATAAAGATTCTTGTAAATCTTCATTTACCTGGGGTAATTGGTGTTCGCTTGATTGGGTTTCGCTTGATTGGGTTTCGCTTGATTCTTTTTCAAAAGACATAGTTTTATATATTTTATATTTTTAAATTATATATATAACATATTATATAATTTAATTAGTTAACCATAATATACATGATTTTCTCCAGATCCCGAATTCCAATATAATTTTGATAATTTAATTAAGTTTGTTACATATTTCATAGACAATGCTTTATCATCATTATTCATATTTTTAATTCTGTCACGCATCATATCTATAGTTTTTAATGTTAAATCTGCATTTTTTCCCAAATTTCTAACATCGTGACTATAATCTTTAGACATTAAAAATGCTTCACATTCATCCATTGAATCTTGTAACATTATTTGCTCATACGGCATTGATATATATCTATGCCATATAGAAATTAACAATTTTGGGTTTGCTTTTCTAACCATCATTGCTAAATTTTTGGCTTGAGGAATAGTAATTTCATCTGGAAATACTTTATATATATCATCACAAAATTGAAAAAACTGATCATTAAATGTTTTCATATATACGCTTGTATTAATCGGCATTACTTGTACTATATTAATTATTATCTTTAATATACTTTAAAATTGATTTATATTAAATGATAAATAAGTAATAAATTGTAAAATGAAAAAAGAAAATACACAAAATAATATAAGCTATAGTAGTCAAACTTATACATTTCTATATTATGAAAAATATCAATCAAAAAACCGTATTAAAAAATTATTGAATAAATAAATCGCGTGTAATATCATCAGGTATAAAATCGTTTGGAGTTTTTTCTTCTAATATATATGTATCTTTATCTTCTACTAATCTAACTCTATCAGATGTATTTGTTTCATGGGATAATGCAATTATTGTATGTAAAGGATCTAATTGAATTACAGGTAAATTTAATTTTAATAAAAAATCAGTTTCTTCTACACTTTCGCATGTATTATCATACGAAGTTATTTTTAATAGTTCCTTTTTAAACGCCAATGATCCTGTAAACAAATGATTATTAGACGATGGTCCTATTACTCCAAATATATCATAATTTTTAAAATATGTATATAATTTTGAAATTCCTGCACAATATACTTTTGGATTTTCTAATAACGTATTTACAGCCAATGATACTCGTTGAGGCGGATAATAATCATCATCATCCATATTTACAATAATATCACCAGATGCATATTTATTACATAAATTTCGTTTTTCTCCTAATATCATACGTGTTTTATATCTATAATATTTAATTTTTGGTAAATCTTTCGTTTTTATTGCGTCATTTAATATATCTTCTATTTCTTCATCTCCATCATTTACAATAATCCATTCCATTTTATCTTTTGGATAGGTTTGTAGTTCTATACACCTTATGGCTAAAGGTATATATCTTCTTCTATTAAAAGTGGGGGTACATAAACTAACAAGCGGTAATTCTGTTGACATATAAATTATTAATATATTTTATTTATACTAAGTACGAGGTACCTGGAATGGTACGTCTTTATTTCTAGTTTCTACTAATTTTTCTAATATATTTTCATCAGTGCTTATTTTATCTGGAGTATATGTGTCTGGCGGCGTATTCATATATGTATTAGAGTCTATTGTTGCATAACTATATGTTTGTGTCATACCAGCATTTCCCTCAGAGGAATTAAATTCTTGTATGGGGGTATCTACATAACTATAAAAATCGGATACAATATTATCACATCCGCCAAAAAATGAAAAAGGAGATGGTTCTAAATTATTACTGTCTGATTCTTTTTCTTTCATATTAATAAAATCTAATATTTCATTTCCAAATAAAACTCTATTTCCATAACTTTCTAAAGATAGTGCAGGTACTTTATTTATACTTTCTTGAATTTCAAATTCGTCACCATTTCTTAATTTTACAAAAATTTTATTTTCCTTTATTACTCTGGTGTCTAAAGATATATAACTAAATTCATCCTTGATTAAAGATTTAGATAATTTATTAATTATTTTATTTGAATGAGGACAATGATTGCTATAATATAACACATTCATATAATTATTTAAATTATATTAATGTCTATAGATATACGTATTTATATCTAAAATATAAATATAAAATTGAATAATAAATTTAAAAGTAAATAACTATATATATATAATGGATCCCGTATTGCAAAATATTTCTCAAGGTAATTCAACTGCTGAATTTACATTAAGTGGCATAAATGTAAGTATTGCTAATTCGTTGCGTAGAATTATTATATCTGATATACCAGCTTATGTATTACGAACGTCACCACATGAAGAAAATAAAGCAGTAATAGAAAAGAACACAACGCGTTTTAATAATGAAGTATTAAAACAAAGACTCAGTTGTATTCCTATTCATATTACTGATCCTAAATTTCCATATGAAACATATGAAGTTGAAATTATTAAAATGAATGAATCAAATAAAATAGAATATATTACAACTGAAGATTTTAAAATAAAAAACACATTAAATGATGAATATTTATCCAAAGAAGAACAGCACAAAATATTTCCGCCGGATACTACTACCAAGCAGTATATTGATTTTGCTAGATTAAGACCTTCTATTTCTGATGAAATACCAGGAGAAGCCTTAAGTATGAAATGTAGTATATCAAAGGCTACCGGTTCAGATGATTATATGTTTAATAATGTATCAGTATGTGCATATGGTAATACTGTTGACTCATCTAAGGCGGAATTAGAGTGGAATAAATTAGAAAAAACATATTCTAAAGATAAATCTGAAGACGAGCTTCAAAAACTGTATAATAATTTTATGCTATTGGATGCTAAAAAACATTATATTCCAAATAGTTTTGATTTTACAATAGAAAGTGTAGGTGTATATAAAAATCAACAATTAGTAAAAATTGGATGTGATGAACTTATTAAAAAATTTAATAAACTAATAAAATTGGTAGATGATGATGAATTAGAAATAAATAAAAGTGAAAATACAAATGACAATTCATATGATATTATACTTTATAACGAGGATTATACAATAGGTAAAGTAATTGAATATATATTATATAGTAAATTCTATGAAGATACAAAAAATAAAAAAATAAGCTATTGTGGGTTTATTAAAAAACATCCACATGATAATTACAGCACTATACGACTCATATATGAAAATGATATAAATGATACATTTATTAAAAATGATATTAAAATCGCATGCTTAACTGCAATTGAACTATATGATAAAATTAAAGGTTTATTTATATAAATTATGCGCGTTTAAAAATATTTTATATAAATAGATTATATGGTTTCACAGATATTTAAAACTGATTTTAAAGATGAAATATTATGGGAATTATTAAATTCAATCAGCGACAAAAAAAATAAGTATTATTTGATAACTAAAGAAAATTTTAAAAGGGGTTCTATATTTAGCAATAGTATTAATGATTTTTATGATAAAATAATACCACATTATCATGAATCAAAAAAACATTATCTTGATAATGCATTAACATATAAGAAATTCTTAACTATTGTAAGACAGGTATGTAGAAATAATAACATTTTATTTCGTTCAGAAATTAAATATATGAAATCTACCTATGAAATTATTTATTTTATATATTTTGATCCTCCTTTATAAATATTGGTTAACTGATTTTTTTAATATTAAAGAAATATTATAATCACCACTTATACATTCATCGTATGATAATTTAGAAAACCAATTATATTTATATCTTTCAAGTATTTTGTCATATGGAATATAAACACCTACTATATTTTTGTCAAATGTAATATGTTTTTCACTAAATAATAATTCTAATGATACTATTTTATCATCTGATGTTTTGACGCCTAAGTATTTACCGAAAATAAGGGTTGCTTCGTTATTATTTATTTTTTCATATATTAATTTATTAATTGAATTATTAAACTTTATTTCATCCGTTGCATTGTTATGAATGGTTATTTCAATAGATTTAATAATATCGTTTATTATTGGATTCAGTTTTGATGAACCCATAAATCTGTAATTAGGATATAATAAACTATTTTTTGATATAATTGTATTGTCTATAAATTCTCCAAAAAATGCTTTATTGTTATTATTATACACGTCAATTAAATCTCTATAACACACAAAACTATAGGGTACTAACATGCCACCGTAATTATACATTAATTTCATTAATCCTAATGTTCTCATATAATCTAATATAGGTTCATCAATTATTGTCATGTCAATATTCCAATTAGGTAACATTTTTTGAAAGCTATTATCATCTATAACACATACATGAAATGATTGTCCACATTTATCAATTATACTTTTAACACATAAATATATGTAATCTTGATTTATATTTTCATTACTTCTTGAATAAAATGAATCCCATTTTCTAGCATTTTTTTTATATGGAATATGAATCCATAATATTGGTTTTTTTAATTTATTACTTTTAATATCTTGTAATAAATATTCATTTATCATTAAATTATTATTTTCTAATTCATCAGTAGCTTCCGTTTTTTGATATTGTTTATAATATGAACTAATTACATATATTGATAATAGAGCTAGACTAACATTAATAACATTTGAATTCATTATATCCTTCATATATATAATATGAAGGATATAATTTTTTGTATAGCATTGACTATTTATTCTTAAATATTATTTATATGAAATTCTTTGTAATCTACTCATAAAAATATCATTATTTTTTTCAGCTTTTTCTTGTTTCTCTAATAATTGATATGCAATACGGTTCGCAGATTCTTCTTCTGTTCGTCTTTTTTGTGCCAATAATTCATCGGATTTATCAGATGATAACATTTGTATATTCTGCTTTCTATGATTGTTATATTCTTGAACATTTGTAAATTTTGGTATATTGTTATAGTCGTCATTATTTACAGGAATTAAAGTTTCTGTGTGGGCGGTTTTTAAATCTTCATATGGCAATTTACTAAATATATTACTATTTCCATAATAAGTTTGTTTTGTTCTATCTAATTCTGAACCTCCTGTAGATAAATTTAATGTTAGATCTTCTACACCCTTATATGGTATTAATTCTTTCAGTTTTTTCTTTCTATTTTCTATTTCTTGGTGCATATGACTTGTAGATTTAATATTACTAGTATTATCGTCCACTACAGATTGTTGCATCCATTCGTTATATCCACTATCTTGTCTGTCGTCTTGTATTTTCAATTCTTCAAATGTTTTATTAAACCATCCAGAAAATTCACCAGCATTCTTAAACATGCTATTCATATTAGCAACTGGTTTACTCTCATCCACGTGATCACTATATTCATCACTTTGAGTTTTTCTTGTCTTTTGTTTAAATTCATGCATTTGATATAAAATTTTATATGCTTTTGAAAAAAATAAAAAATATTCTTTTTTTAAATCACTTTTATCGGGATGTAAATTTAATACTTTCTTTTTTGCTTCTTTCAAATCTTGTTGATCAAAATCGTGCGTTACTTGAAATAATTTTAATATATCATCCAAATTATAATTATCTATATTCAAGTCTATATCCATTTAACATAAATTTATATAATAATATTACAATTCAGACAAAATAGTTAAACATCTATCAAAAAACAAATCCAGCTCTTTATTATCGGTCCCTCGTACAGAATCTACTGGTATATAACTAACATTTCCTTTCTCGTAACATAATATAGTAGGTATACCTGATATCATTTTTTTTGATTTTAAAAATGCATATAAATCCATATGTTGATCAATGTCTATTTTAATACACGTAACATCAGTTGGCATTTCTTTAAATTTTTTTTCTACATAATCTTCAATTAATTTACAAGGATTACACCAATCGGCTCCAAATTTTAATATTATTAACCCGCTATTTTCTTTTAATAATTCAATAAAATTAGTACGATTCATTTATAATAATTAATAATACTTTTAAATATATTTATTAACACGAATAAATATATTTATTAACAGCTCCCACTGAGACTTGAACTCAGGACCTTTTGCTTACAAGGCAAACGCTCTACCACTGAGCTATAGGAGCACACGATTTATAATATATTCGCTATTTTGCGGTATATATTTTTTTAATATTTTATAATTTGCAGACATATGTCTAATATTAATATTGTTTATATTTTAAATATTTTTACGAATTAAATATTACTTAATCTGACCATAAACACATTCGCTATATAATAAATAGAAGCAAATAAGAAACTTTTTACTAAATATCCTTGTAAATTTAATGATCCCATATCAGTATGTCCAAATGTAAAATATTTATGAAATAATTTAGTTGTAATTGGTAAATTAAAAATAAAGAATAATATTCCTATAAATATCGGTACTTGTAATTCTTTATATAATTCTTCTAAACTATCGCCATTGTTTTTTTCTTTTCTTCGTTTTTCTTGCAATTCTTCTATATCTACCAATTCTTCTATGTAATTTCCCGCTTTATTATTAGGTATATAGTCTGGCGATGCTTGACTATCTTGAAGTATTTGACTAGCATCCATAGGTATATCTCTAGAAGGCAATGATAAAGATCCTGTATCTCTTGCGCGTTCTAAAAGGCTATTAATATTAGCGGCATTTTCGGTTTGATGCATTTGTGTTGGAATGGCTCCAGGTCCTGATCCAGGTCCCGATCCAGGTCCAGGTCCAGGTCCTGGTCCTTGATTCTCTGGTACAAATGGAATGGGTTGATAAGTTTGCATATCAGGCTGAGATTCCTTTTCATTCTGTGTCATATTAATATTATTACCAGAATTAGCATTAGGCAATTCATTAATACTTGTTGTATCCATTATTATCTATAAAGAAAGCTCTAAAGGCTTAATTACGCAATAGATATTATCTGCTTATTATTATTACAGGAAGATGATTTTAATGAGTATTTATAGCATTTATTATCATGTTTATATATTTTATCTTTTATCTCTTTTTCACCAATTGCTTTAAATACAATACATGTTTTATCTTTACATACTTCTCTAAACAGTGTTGCCAATCCTAATCCTAAAACAACAGATATAATATATTTACCTTCTTTTGAATTAATAAGTTGTTTAATCTTCATATATTATATCTAAATATAATTGTTTTATTCCTGTAAAGGAATTTGCTCAATATCGTCATCATCTTCTGGACATGCTACTTCTTCTTTATCATAAACAAAACAATTATTTGCTTTATCTTGTAAAATATATTTATTTATTGTTTCGGGGGACGGATAAATATGAATAATTTTAGGCTCAACTCCCATTATGTATACAAAAAACATCCCTATAGCAAAACTAAGTATGAACAATTTAATTGATATTAAGTTCAACATATATATATAATTATATGTTAAAATTATAAAAAATTAAGAATTTACTACTTTTCTAAATACATATTCTTGTTCATTTTCCCATTCAGGTAATCCTGTTATCGTATCATTATTTAATCGTTGTTTAGCACTTTGATAATTTTTAATTTTTGATAAAATATATAATTCTTTTTCTCGTTCTTTATCTGCTAATTCTTCAGCGGTCGGTTTACCTTTATATCTATAAATTAAAAATGTAAATAGTATGAAAATAAATATTATAAATAACCCTATGTTATAAATATGATTATAATAATTCATTCTTACACCATGGCATTGTTTTAATAATTCTTTTAAAAAATATTGCGTTCCATTTTCAACTAACATAGGTTTCTCATAGTTAAACATATATTATGTTAGTAAAAACAAAAAAATAATTATACTAAAATAATATATGGAAACTGGAATATTATCTATTGCACTTTTAGCATCGTGGTCGTTTATTTATATTATATGTAAATCACTATTTGATAGCAATGTCTATGAAATTAATAAACAAGGAGAAACACTATATGATGAAGAGGGTAATAAAAAAATTAAATATTCTAAATATATTGTTCAAACATTTATTTTTGGTGTATTTATTTGTTTACTATTTATTTTTCAAATAATGGCTAGCATATTTGGTTATAAAAATTATGCAATAACATATACAGGAAACAATGATATTGATATATCTTCTAAAGTTCCACAAATTATATTATATACGATTGTTCCATGGATTGTAATGTTTGGTAGTTTAGTAACATTATTAAAAATATTTCCCGGATGGAAACTACCATTTGCAAATACGTTTGGATATTTAATTGTTAAATTATTAGGAATTAAAAAATTAGCAACTGAATTAATTATATCATATGATGAAGTCGGAAATAGTTTAGAACCAGACACGGATGATGACAATTTTAATAGAGCTATAAGAACAGTAAAGCCAATTATTCAAGATCCGTCAATGATACTAAATGAAATATCAAGTGATAATTTTGATAATTTTTGGAAAACAATGGAAGATGGTAAAATTTTAAAAACAGAAGAATACTATAAAATGACATATAATAAACCACGGGAAGAATCAAGAGGTACATTAGAAAAATTTATAAACATAAAAGAAAACATAGCAGAATATATATGGTATGTGCTAGCAGGCGCTTTTATTGCATCATATGTACAAAGATTAGTATCAGACATTGATCCACCTGTAACCGAAGATCAATTAAAACAAGAATATAATGATAAGGTAAATGAACCAGAACCTGATCCAGGCAAAACATATATATCTGATGAATAATATTAATTATTTTCTTTCCAAATAGTTAAAGCATCCTTCATATTTATACCATTAATTCTGCTTATTGCTGTTAATTCGCATAAATGACTGTCGCGTATTAATTTTAATTCATGCACAGAATACCATATATCATATTTTATATAATCATTGTCTATTTCATTTCTATCAGGTATAAGTATGACACTACATGTATTATTTATTTTTACCTTTTTATCAATAATTTTTGAAATATTGAATACATTCTCGTCTATATTAAAAATATTTTTAACATAAGTTTCTTCTTTTATAAAATTCATTTGTATATTAAATATAATATGAAAATATATTTAATATATTATTTTTGGATAAGTAATATAGTATAATACACCTAAATATGAGAATACTCCTAGCAAATATGATAATAACCAGAATGGAATTATTGTTTTATTTCTATAACCATACCCAAACTGCTTAATACTACCATCCATATTAAACAAAAATGCAGGTTTTGTTGCCACAATTGTAATATATAGTATTAAAAATATGAATATAGATATATTATTTATATTTTTTCTAATAAATCCAGTTAACATTAATATATATGGTTTTTATTTTTTCAGGAATAAATAAATTAATATCCAATTAATATCCAATTAATATCCAATTAATATCCAATTATTTCTTGATCATTATCTTCGGTTATATGACCAATATAATTATCTTCAGTTTCTTGTTGATCCTTTTCTCTTTTCTGTTCATCCATATTTTTATCATATGTCACAAATCCTTTTTGCAATCCTACTCCCCATTCTCCTAATTTACTACTCTTAAATAATAATGAAATTTCTTTTTCTTCATCATTCATTTCTTTTTTAAAGCGTTTTGTTATTTTATCTTTTTCTTTTTCTTTATCGCGTAATACTTTCTTCATTATATCCTCTTTATTTATATATGTATTTGTATAGGATTTATGAATTGTTTCTAAATATGCTAATAAGACTTTCTTAATAACCGAATTATCACTTTTGGTCAAATACAAATTTAATACATAAATAAACATAAAGTAAAATGTATCTTCTATTAATTTTGTATTAAATATTGTTTCTAATTTTTTAACATCATTTGTGTCGTAATACGGAACTTTCTTTAAAAATGTTACTATTTCTACTGTTTCTCGTTTAATTTCTAATAACATATCTTTTATTTCTTTATTATCAATGAATGGACTAATAGATGAATAATACATTTCTATATATTTTTTAATATCCAATATGTGCAATTTATTTAAATTCCAATGATTTGGAATTTTTTTATCCTTAAATGAAACATTATTAATAATCATACATGGAAACGTTATTCCAATTTCTTCTATTATATTAATTATATATTTCATATATTGATGCATATTATACTTATTCTTATCAAATTTTAATGATACATTTAATAATGTATGTAATTTATTATTATCATCTGATGATATCTTTAATCTTAATTTTTTTTCTAAGTTTGTATTATAAATATCTAAATAATCACTTAAATATTCTCTCATCTTCAATATATCCTTTTTTATTTCGTTTACGTCTTCTTTTTTAGTAAGTTTAATGTTATAAACATCTATCAAATTATAAAAATCGGTTTTGAATTTAACTAGAGAGAATTCACTAGAATCAATCTCTCCATAAATTGTTTTAATATCTTTTAATTCATTTCTAAACAGTTCTATAGAATTATACTTATCGTCATGTAATGTATATTTTATTAATTTATTTTTATGTATACGGGTTATATCATCTATACTCTCTAGTTGACTAATTTTTCTTAAAATAGTATCTATTGTAACTTGTTCTAATGATTCAGATACAATCGGAGGATCATGTCGTGTATAAATATCTATAAACATTTGATGAGGTTTAATATATTTTTCAATTTTAATTACTACTTTATTGTTGGTTCTAATATAATTATGTATATTTTGTATATGTTTATTCTTATTTTCAAAATAATGAAATGCGTTAACTATCCCTCCATCCACACAGCATGCATTTTCTAAAAATGGTTCATCGTATACGTTTTTTAAAAGCGGATCTTCCTTTTTAACAATAGAATTGATATTAAATATTACATCATAGGCGAGAGACATATTTTTTGATTTAATAATATTTAAGGTATCTACCATATTTATACTATTATCTTTAACATTATCTAATACAGCCTCTGTAACATTAACTTGCGATTTCATTTTAAAATCTAACAGTGGAGGATGAAACAATATATAATCTGATGTTTTTGCTACTAATGAATTATCTGTTTCTATTTTTTTTAAACTTAACCGTTTGCGATGAATAATGTCTTTTAATTCAGGAACCACTATTTTCTCTAATATTTTTCTTATATTATCCCTCAAATCAGACATTTTCATTTTTTTTGTATTATACGTCATTGATTTCTCGTTTTGTTTTACCAAACACGCAATAAATTCAACACTAGAATTATCATCATTTTTAAAAATTGGATATCCTATTAAAGATATGTTACAGTTAGGTATAGTTCTTTTCAAATTAATGTTTGGATATAACAACTGGAGAGATACTAAAAACATAGATAATGTTATTACAAATAATGTAAAATTAGATTTATTATCTGTCTTTTCCTTACCTGTCTTTTTATATTTATCACTAAAAGTTATTACTTTTAATAGAATAAATTGTTTTAATGAACCCATATTAATCTTTAATATTTTTTCTAATCTCTCTACAGTTGTTTTCACAAATACAATTTCTTCTGAATCACTTTTTACACTTTGTTCTATTGGTTCTTCTTCTTCTTCTTCTTCGTTTTTAATAATATCATTTAATATAAAATCTATTTCTTGATTTAATGTATCTACACCTATATCTTCACCATCGTCTATTATTACATCCTTTGTTACTACTTTAAATCCCATATCATCATATCCTTCGCTTTCGTCAAATTCTTTATCTTTAATCGGATATCCTGTAAACTTATCTCTTATAACGCCGTCTTCGTCTTTGCCTTGTTTATCACAAATTTGTTCAAGTATATCTCTATAATTTGTTTTATTTAGATACGCATTTGCCAAAATTATATAAAATGTTGGTAATAATTGTAAACCACTTTCTTTACAGTAATAATAATATTTATCTTCTTGTTCAATCGCACTGCGTGTGTATTTTTGTTGAAATAAAATTAATAATGCATATCTTTCTTTTATACTGGCTATACCAAAGATCTGATTTAATTTTTTACTATATGGTGATTTAACTTCTGGAAGTTCTTCAACATCTTTTGATATTTGTATATAAAAATTATTATATTTTTCTGATATTTTTTCTTTGTAATTATTTAACTTTCCTAGAAAATTTACATATTTTTGTTCAAATATAGATTCATCATCTATTATTTGATAATATTTTTTATAATATTCAACCTCCATTTCTTTTAATATTTTTTCACTAATCAAATCAATCTTACTTTCTTTTGATATACATTGCGGATCTAATATACTTGAATCTGGATAACAATAAATGTCTGTATCACATGTATTTTGAATAATTGATTCCATTTTTTTACTTTTGTCAGCTGTTACTTTCTCGTCTAATATCCATTCTTCTTTATTTTTATCTGATTCTCCAGATACAGAGCTTGTACGTTTATAATATTCCAAATTATCATTAATATCGTCCTCCTCTACATAATTATATAAAATTGCATAATCATTTTCGTTTACACGTTTTTTACCTTCAATCATTGCTACTGCAACAAGTTTTGAGGTGCCTTCAGATAATCCATTAACATCTTGTAATTTTTCAACAAAATATTTATAAAACTCATCAGACGACATTGTCTTTTTTTCTCTTTCATATGCTTTAATTATATCGTATTGCGTATCATCCAATTTTTTATCATAATATATTGTTTTATTATTGTCATCTACCAAATCCTTTTTTTTATAATATTTTTTAGAAATTACAATAGGATTACATATTTCCTTTTCTTCATCTATATTTATATCTTGTTTTTCATATTTTTCTACAATATCTTTATAATCTGGATTTTTTAATGAAGATAATTGTTTTTTTAATATAAATTGTAAAAATCTAGAATTATCTAATCGGGTCATTCTATTTATTAATTCAAAATTTGTATAATTTGCTTTATCTTTATTTATTGAATATTTAATTAATACATCATTCATTATTTGGGTATCTATATTTGGTGTTAACAATAAAACTGGATTAATTTTTAAATCGTCATGAATATTTAATTTATTATAATAATTATATCCTCTTCGTCTTTTTTTAAAGTTTTCAAAATATATATCTATTCTGTCACTTATGGATAATTTTAATTTTTTATATTCTTCATACTCAATATCATCATATTCTATACCATAAGGTATTAATTCATTTATAATATATTGTATTGATAATCTATTATTATCATTTATAATATTATTGTATATATCCATTGTATCAGGTATAATAGTTTCCAAATATTTTTTAAAATTATCTGTTTTTTCATTTGTTTTATTCCATTTATAATGAGTTGTATTATTATAATTCCATTCAAATGTATCACCTGAATCTTCGTTTAATATTTTGGTATTATTTAAATATGTATTCAAAGAATAATTTAAAATATCATTTTTAGATTTATTATAAATATTTGTAGATTTAAACATTGATCTATTTAATTCTCCGAATTTTAAAGGTAATTCAACAAAAGAAGAAATATATAATTCATCATCTTCCGTTAATTTTAATATTTTACTATTATATTCATTTAACTTGTTTATATTTATATTTGCATATTTTAAACCATCAATATACCGTTGACTAAAATATTTTCGGGAATTTAAACCTTTTGATTTATAATTCGTATCTTCACTATATACTGTTGTTTCAAAATCGCCAAAGTTATCAACCAATGCTTCTATTTTACCGTTTGCATTTTTAATATATAAATTCTCTGTATCTATTGGAGATTTAAACGGAATTGTATAATTATCCATTTTTCTAATAAAATGTTTATATTTATTATCAGTTGATGAAGAGTTATAATTTTCATGTATTTGATATTCTTCATCTCGGGTACTTGATAAAGATAATTGCATAATATCCTCAGCATCTATTACGTCTTGATCTATATCATATAACTTCTTTGTTACTTTTGTAACTGGCTTTATCCAAGAATAATTTTCACTGTTATACATGATTTTATCTACGAGTGGTTTGTTTGTTGTAATTTTTTTAACACTAATAGGATTATTATTTTCATCCATATTTGAAAAATCAGACCTTAATGTAATAAATCTTTCAATCATTTTATTGAACTTTTCTACTTGATAATTATTTCGCTTATCAAATGGTATTTTATTTATCATGTTTTCAACAAAATCATTTATTTGAATATCTAATCCATATTTTTTTTTATCTTCACTTAATCTTTCAAATTGTGTAATTTTTCCCAAGTTTTCACCAAGCTTAAATGATTCAACTTCTTTTAATTCTTCTTCTAATATATCTTCATGACTATCGCGGTCTAACGATAAAGATTCATATATTTCACCTTCTTCTAATTCTATTCCATGTTTTGCTGCATTTATTTTCATTCTTTCATCTTCATGTAGATCATCATCATCTAAATCAGTATCTTGTAATATTGTTTCTTGTTTTTCTAAAATATCTTCCTCCTTTTTTTCCATTGACGGAGGATCACGTATTTCTATTTTTTCAATATTATAATCTTCGGGCATACCTTGATATCCAAAATCAATATATAAATACTCCTGTTCTGGATAAGTTCTTAATTTTATCATATCTTCATCAATGTCCGCAATATTACCAACTATAACTCGTGGTAAATCTCCTCCAATATATATATTTATCCATTGATCTACTATTAAATTATTTTGTTTTACATAACCTATTTCGCTATTTCTATATAAAATATCTATTTTTATTATACTTTGATCATTCAAATATCCGCGTTCATCTAAAGTAATAAAATCAATTCCATTTTCGCCTAATAATTTTATCTTTTGCGTATCAATGTATTCTATTAAATATTCTTGTTCATGTATTTCACTATTCGTGGGTGCGTATATTTTAATAATATCTCCAAGTAATAATTTAGTTTTTTCAAAATCTATAGACATTACTCTATACATATACTAGATATTATTGCCATAAACGATTAATTATAAATAAAGAATTAAATATATTAAAAAATTGAATTAAATAAATAGATATAATTATACTATCAATACTATAATGTCCGAGGCTTCAAATCAAAATAATATGCTGTTTTCATCTAAAACTCTTGAATATAATTCATTTACTCAATTACATAAAATTCATAATTTAAATAAAAAACAATCAGGTAATTATACATTACTTGGATACAATAAAGAGTTTATTACCGATGATATTACTGATTATAGATCGTTAATATTTTATAATGATAAACTATTAGCATATGCTCCTCCTAAAAGCATTTCGTACGAATTATTTAAAACTTCTTATCCTGAACATGATGAAAATTTAGAAATTGAATTATTTGTAGAGGGGACAATGATTATGCTTTATCATAACTTGGATACAAATACATGGGAAACCAGCACGCGAGGTAATATTGGAGCGACTACTTCATTTTTCCAAAATAAATCTAAAAAGACGTTTAGAAATATGTTTGATGAAGCGTGTAATATGTCTTTCTTGGATATTAACACGTTAAACAAAGAATTGTGTTACATATTTGTAATGAATCATCCTGATAATAGAATTGTTACAAAATGTGATATTCCTGAATTACATCTAGTAAAAGTTTATAAAATTATTAATAATGAAGACAGTACATTTGATGTACAAGTCCTTACTAATTTGAATTCTATTAAATCAGAAATTCCTAAGACTTTGATTAAATACCCAGATCATTTTACAAATATAATAGATCTAAAAAATAATATTTTTAAACCTGAAAATAATAATAATTATGAAAAATTAACTAATGCTGTGAGAGGATTTAATTATAACGTAATGGGTATTATACTATATGATAAATCTCGCGATATTAGAACAAAAGTTAGAAATGAACGGTACGAATATGTAAGACATCTAAGAGGAAACCAACCTAAATTGGATTTTAGGTATTTAGAACTAAAGAAAAATAAAACCATTAATAAATATTTACAATATTATCCTGAACATAAAGAAAATTTTGATGAGTATTGGAATAAAACCAGAGATTTCACAAATGATCTATATAATAATTATGTAGAAACTCATATTACTAAAATTAAACAAATGTCAACCGTAACCAAGGAATTTAGACCTCATATTTATAATTTGCATCAATATTATTTACACGAGCTAAGACCCAATAAGTATACCCTTCAAAAAGCACATGTTATTTCATATGTAAATAACATGCCAGAAGCAATGCTTTTGTATGCATTGAATTATAAAAAAAATAATAAATTATCACTATCTCTTGAAATTCCGAACGTATTACATGAAGCATATGATACCCCGCCGCCAGCGCCAAGATCAAATAGTCAGGACAGACCTGACATCTCGTCAGAGGTTAGCACTGATGTTTATTAAGTCAACATAAAATAAAAATAGAATTAAAATAACATTAAATTAAATAATATTAAAAATATTTTTTAATTTAAAAAGTTTTGAATACATAATATATGGGAGGTGGTTTAATGAATTTAATAGCGAGTTCTAGCAGTAATCCTATATTAAATGGAAACCCTACTAAGACATTTTTTAAAACTACATATTCTAAATACACCAATTTTGGCATGCAAAAATTTCGCATAGATTATGATGGGTTAAGAACATTAAGATTATGCGAAGAAAGTAAGTTTACTTTTAAAATACCGAGATATGCTGATTTATTAATGGATACATACCTGGTTATATCATTACCTAATATTTGGAGTCCTATCTATCCTCCAGAAACAGCAGAAGATGAATGGAGACCATATGAGTTTAAATGGATAGAAGATATTGGCAATATGATAATTCAAAATATAACAATTAGAGTTGGAGGACAAGTATTACAACAATTTTCTGGAAATTATTTACATTCAATTGTTTCGCGGGATTATCCTATTGAAAAGAAAAATAAATATAATAATATGACTGGCAATATTAATCATTTAAATGATCCCGGTACAACATTTAGTAATGTTAATACATACCCTAATGCTTATTTTCTAGGAGAAGGAGTTGGGGCGCTACCATCTATTAGAGAAAATAAATTATATATACCTTTAAATCCTTGGTTTATGTTATCAAATAAATTTGCGTTTCCTTTAATTGCATTACAATATAATAGTTTACATATTGATGTTACATTAAGATCAATCAATGACTTATTTAAAATACGCGATGTTAAAGATAAAGAAAATCAATATCCATATGTTAGACCCAATTTTAATGATGAACATATGGCAATGTATAGATTTTTACATGCTCCTCCTTCTGAAAAAATCGCACAAGAAGATTATAATGATTTACGCAGTATATGGAATGCCGATATTCATTTAATGTCTACATATGCTTTTATTTCAGATGAAGAATCTAGATTATTTGCGTCTAACGAACATAGGTATTTATTTAAACAAATATATGAATATAAATTTGATAATGTAACTGGTAGTAAAAAGGTTCAAGTAAATACAAACCATTTAGTCTCTAGTTGGAGTTTCTATTTTCAAAGAAGTGATGTAAAACAAAGAAATGAATGGAATAATTACACAAACTGGCCATATAATAATCAACCACCTGGAGTACTATTTAATGCACCAATAGATGGAAATTATAAATATACTAATTATGCGTTAAATAAATCCACATTAGAACTATCTCAACCTAATGGATTTGGAGCAGGTGTAAATCCTAATACTGAATCTACACCATGGATGATTACGGGTCCTTATAATCCTATCGCAGAAATTAATATTTTAAAAGATTTTGGCATATTATTTGATGGAAATTATAGAGAAGACAAATTTTCATATCAGACTTATCAATACATAGAAAAATATGCACATTCATCTGGCGGAGACGAAACTGGGTTATATTGCTATAATTTTTGTTTAAATACAAATGTATTTGATACTCATCCATCTGGTGCAGTTGATATGTCTAAATTTCAAAAAATAGAAGTAGAATTTACTACATTGTTACCACCGTTAGATGAAAATGCGCAAACACTTACAATTTGTGACGATAATGGTGAGATTATTGGTGTTAATAAACCTACATGGAATATATTTGAATATAATTATGACTTAACCATTATAGAAGAACGATATAATATATTATATTTCTTAGGAGGTAATTGTGGATTAGTTTACGCTAATTAAACCAAGGATTTAAAGTTTTTGGTATTTAGGATAGGGAATATCTTTACGTTGTAAGGTACTATTTGATGGTACGGGATCGGTATTTGTATACATTCCTGTAATTAAATTTCTAGGAATATAATCTAAATTATCAAAATTCGGATGCGCGCTTACTTCAATGTTTGTCATAGGGGGTTGAATACCACTGTTTGGTATTGTATCACTATTAATCATTTGATTAATTACTAATACTTCGGGATTCATTCTTTTTGATAATTCATAAATATCATTGTTGTTTTTTTTATTATGTTCTATACTTATCCATGATTTAGGAAGTGTTTCTTTTTTACTATTTTTACAATCTATACACGATTGTACTGTTTTTAAACATAATTCACTATAATTAGGACTACATTCGGATTTACAACTTAAACATGAATTTTCAAGATTTTTATTATTTGTATTTGTAAAATTTTCATATACTTTTTTACCCTGTAAACATGAAAAATAAAATATGGCTAAAACTACTAGAATGATAAAATATGTGAAACGATTTAATTTCATATACATATAGTTAGAATTTTTATAATTATAAAATTAATAATTAATTTATAATGATAAAAAAGTATATTCATATATATAAGTATTATTATGGCAACAGATAGTGAAAGTGATACCCCTATAGAAGATAAAAAAAAACCAGCTGGCAATTTCGTAAGCGATATGATATGGGCAACGGTATATGTAGTATTAGCGGCATATGGGTCTAGTTCATTCATTTATATGTTGCATATATCAAATGATGAATCTCGTAAATTTAAAAAAGTTGATGAAGGCGTAAGAAACGGTGAAGAATATAGTGTCTTATCTGGTTCATATATGTATGGTCCTCCATATTTCCCTAATGAACAAAATATTGTTGACTTTAATAAAAAAAAGGTAAGTACTCCAATTGATTATTCTGATGAAAAATTTACTAAACATAAAGTAGATGAACAGCGAAAGGCAATTAATGTATCATATAGTGATACTATCGGTACTGATAAATTTGTAAATGGTCTATGGGACGATAATTGTAAGAAAAAACTAGATAAATTTGGTAAACCGCTTGCTACTCAAAAATATACTCCAAATAGTAAAAGTGATAGTTTACACGATTGGTTATATACCAGTAGTACTTTTTGTAGTCCTAAAAATTTAAAATCAGGGGCATATGACAATAGTGGTGGTTCTTGGAGCGATGTTACAAAGAATTTAATGAAACGCATAATGGATGCAATTATTAGTCTTATTTTCCCAAATAACAATCCAGAAAATCTTAAGTCAGGACAATTATCTTATAGACAACGACTATGGTATAATTTATATAAATATACATTTTTTATTATTATTGGAACTATGGCATTTTCACGTAATATAATGAATAAATTTTTAAAAATCATAAATTTTGATAATAATGAATTTGAATACTGGCAAAAAACTACCAAAAATCCATTTTCAAGAGTACCTGAAACTGATCCAGATAAAATAAATGAAAAAGATAGGAGAATCAGAAGATATCAATTAATAATTGCATTTGTTTTTGCTATATTAAGTAAATCTATTTATCCATTAACCATTACAAGTGGTTTATTTTTAGGTGGTATAGCTAGTTTTGCATTTGCGTTATGGAAATGGAATTTTATGTCAATGCTTACATGGTGGCCTGCGTCTATGGAACAAGGTCCATTTATGTGGGCAATATATTCTATTATATCATTATTGTGTTGGATATTAGGAGCATATTTAATGTTTATTGTACCTGGATTTATTGGACAGTTAATGGCGTTTGTTATACCAGTTGTTATTATTGGTACTTTATTTATTTATCCTTTTTATGATAAAACAGAAGTATATGTTAAAAATCCTAAGGCATCAAAATATTTTACAGGTAATTATGCATTAAAATCAAGCGATACTCCTATAGAAAGTAAAGCAAGATATAATAAAGATACAAAACAGTGTCAGTTTAAATCTCCAATACCTGGTATAGCGCCTACAGTTGCTAAAAATGTAGACACTGGTCCAAAAACAACCACCGACTCTAAAAAATATACAAAATTACCAGACGATCCAAAGGATAGCCCAGAAGCACAATATTTATTAGGCCCTGAAGTATGTTATGAACAATTTATTCAAAAATTATCAGGGTATGATTATATTAATCATTTAGTTAAAAAGAATTTAAGTTTATGGATTACATTATTACTACACGATGGCGTAAGATTATTAGACGCCGATAGTGGTACCCACGAAATAATGGGACAAAAGTTAACTTTATTTGGGGATCCCACGCAATCTATGAGTATTAATATGGGAACTATTCCTTTACTTTTAGTTGGCTTCGGCAAATTTATTAGTATGGTACGTAATAAATAAAGTATTTACATATATTATGATTAAACATAATATACGTAATAAAAATCCACTGGAAAAATTAAAATCTTCTATCGTAATTTCAAATTTTAATCATATTAATACCCCAAACATTAATAATAATAACATTTTAATTATTGCAAAATTAACATTATTTGAAAGTCAAAATAGTTCCAATAGATTG